TCTAGACACTCTATTTCTTATAAGAGTAGAATTTTTTAAATAGTAATTTTTAGCATTTAAAGAAGCACAAGGTTTACAAATACTGCCAACGCCAAGATTCTTACTACGATCTTTATCGAAATCGAACAGACCTTTTACTTCACCGCACTTGCGGCATTTCTGCATTTCACTCATATTTTCCCCAATCAGATGAAGAGCTAGATTGCGGATTGGCACAATCAGGGGAGCTACCCTCTTCGCTCTATATAAAGTTATAGCACAACTTTAGGTTGTGTCAACAATTATCGTGCAGAACCACTAACATCGTAAATAAACTTGCCAGTCTGCAAAGCCTTCTGAATGGCTTCTTGATTCTTTTCGTATTGTTGAATAGACATTTTATTCACAACACTCTCAAGAAACACACCTTCTTCATCATTAGCAGGAGCGGCAGCACTGTTACGAACTCGCACACTTGATGCAGCGTCACGATCTGTATTAGCTGCCTTGCCTTTACGAATGCCTTTGTCAGCCTTATACAAGTCAATTGCACGAGAGGCAGCAATGTAGTCTGTATCGTTCTCATACAAAGCTTGTTGAATCCATTTAGGTTGCTCTGTCACCCACTCATGAAATTCATCGCTGTCTCGAATTTTGTCAAAGTCTGGATGAATCTTCTTCAACTCAAACTCAGCTTGTTCAGCAGCTGTCTTTTGCTCACGCTCATCCAAGGATTTGAAGCGCTTCTCAAACTCTGCAGTTTGTTCTTTAGCTTCTTTCATTGCAATGGTGCGTACAATCTTTGCAACATCTGGATATTGAGCAGCCCATTCTTCAAGCTCTTCTTCACTCTTAGGCAGTTTGATTTGACTCTCAGTGCTCTTGGTTAGTTGTGAACGAAGCTCGTCAATCTGTGTTTGCAATTGAGTTTGTTGCTGTTGAGAATGACGGCGAAGATCACCATATCGCTTCTTGAATGTCTTCTCTTCTGCAGACAATGATTCGTCAGAGGGTTCACCATCTTCTGATTTAGGTTGTTCAACATTGGAAGACAACAACTGTTTCAGCTCATCTTCATCTTGTTGAATACGTGCATCGTTTGCATTACGTTTACCGAAAGCGGAATAGGCTTTCACCTCTTGCTTTTGTTCCAAAGCTACTGTTGTCATGTTTACCTTTTAAGTTGGGGCTATCTGTTGCTGTCAACACAGGGAGAGAGGTAGCCAAGTGGGACGAGTCCCTATGATGGGTTGTTATTAAGTGCTGTCCAGCCCATCACTGGATAAAGCATCTGGATTATATATTACTTCTTACGCTTACGAGCTAAGCCGCCCTTGGCAGCAAGCATTGGTTTAACAACATCTTGTACAGGCTGCTGTACATTTTGACCTGTTTGTATAGGTTGAGCAACAGCTGGAGATTCCTGTTTAGTAAATCCCATTGGAATGTCAATGAGTGGAACACCATTAACCAATGGAATATAAATGTTCTGACCAGCATCATTTACATAAGTCTGTGTCTTTGACTGTTGATCAACCATACCACCAATAGCAAAGGCTTGTTCGGTTTGACCAGACTCTGCCAATGCTGCATCCACTTCAGAACCAAAAGCATCTGGAGGTTCTGAAGGAGCTTGTGTAGGTGGACCACCGTGCAGCGCTTCAGGATTGGCTACTTCATCGGCATTACCAACTTGTCCAATCTCTGCCATCTTCTGCAAACCTGTCTTAGCTTCATCACGCATCTTCATAAGACGTTGCAGACCGAAGTATCTCACTACGTCAGCAGGAAATACAAACTCACCTTCACTGAGCTTTGCATCAATGTCATCAGCAACTTCATTCTTCAAAGCACCGGGAGGAACTACGTTACCTGTTGAGGGCTCGGTAACACCAGCATTATCTTTCATGCCACCTTCATCCATTAGTCTATTCATTTCTTGCATCAATCTCGTCCTTAAGTTTTTTAAGTTGACGCAACTTTGTCACTGCGCCTTGAGCCTGAAAGATTTCTTTCAAGTCACTAGCCTGTTCAAGCTTTCGTTGTTCCATCTCAATATTAAAATCAAGCATGTCACAGAATGCTTGCCACTGTAAACGGTTGCTTACGAGTGGTTTAAGCTTTGGTAAATATGTTTTAGTTGTCATGGTCCAGCAGGAGGTTGTGGTGGTTGTGAGGCAGAGTTGCCGCTAAAGCCTTGCTCACCGGGAATAGGAGCAGTGCCAACACCAATATTACCACCGCCGCCACCTGAGGTATCTGCTACACCGGGAGGTCCGTTAACGCCCTGTTGAGGGGCTGCACCGGGTGGTGGAGCAGGAGGTTGTGGAGCCAACATAGCTTGACGCATTGCCTCGTCCATATTGTTAGTCACCTTGTCGGGATCGAGATCCATACTCTTAGCAATTTCACGAATGATGTATGGCATCTTAGCGAAGGGCATCAATGCAGGATTGGAAGCAATCTGCAAGAATTGCATGAGTCGTTGACTTCGCACTTCGTTAGCCATCAAGCTTTCTGTGCCACGAGCATTAACTTCCAAGTCACCACGAATGGTTGGATCAAAATCAAATTGCATGTTGAAGTTGAAGAACGCTTTACCAATAGGGCTGAGCAGATAGTCATCCAAGTTTTTAACAACAGTTTTAATACTTCCACTTGCTGCGTTCATCAGCATGCTAATTCCTGATGCAGTACGACCAACTCCTGACACGCCTGTTTGACCGTGAGAGAAGGAAGGAAGTCCTGTTGATTCGTCAGCCAACTGTCTAGCTTTGTCAAAGAGTTGAAGGTTTTCGTTGGCTACGTTTGGAAACTTAGTACCAAACAAAGCTTGACCGGGTGCTCCACCTTGTCTACGGAATATCTTACCGGGATAGACAGACAAGTCTTGACCGGGAACGAGGTTGGTTTCATCAACTTCAAATACAAGGTTGCCAGAAAGAACCGCATTATCTACCGCCATACGCATGAAACCATTCATCAGGGTTTGAGTGTCGTCCATATTTTCGGCGACACCAACGCCTGCAAGAGAGTAGGGGTTCAATTCATAAGGGGTGGCATAGTACGGAATCTTTGCTGGCTTAAACGGATTGAGAACAAGGCGAATAATCTTACCATTGCAGAACCAAATGTTTGCTTGTAATTCACCTGCGTCTTCAAGTTCTTTAGGAATGATGATGTCTTCATCTTTCAACATATCAATGTCAATGTTGCCCCAATATTCCAACACTTCAAAGCGTTGAATACCGAAGTTGGGTGCGTAGTCTTTGAGAGTGTCTTCCCAATATTTCTTAGTGTAGCTTTCACCTTGAGCAACTAAGCTATCAATCACATTCTTGCGAAAGAAAGGACGATTCTTCAAAGCTCGCATTTGTGTTTTGCTCAGCTTATGGCGCTCAATGACGTATGACACATTCTCTGTGTTGTTACCATCAGGGTCCCAATAGAAATTCCACACAGATACGTGAGATGCTTCAGGTACTGTCTTGATTGTTGGTTTATATGTACCGTCTTCAGCCCAGTCTGGGTATTCTTTGTTCAATGCGAACGGACCCTTCATCACACCTGTACCAAACAACGCCATTTCAAAGGCTGTGGAACGCAAATGCTTGGTAGCACCTGACTCATCCAGCTGATCATGGATTTTCTTCTCCATTTTCTTAGCAGCAACCATAGCAGGGCTGAATGTTGCAGAGGTTGGAGACATTCCCGGACCTTCTTTGAGGTTGGGTAGGTCTTTTAACTCATTACGCATAGCACCAAGACGCTCTTCCAGCTTTTCCAAGTCAAAGTCTTCTGGAGTTTCTAGAGTTGTTGAAGAACTAGGTGCTTCTTTGGGGTCAGCGTGTACTGATTCGACAACACCTTCAGGCAACACTGTAGGATCAATTGTCAAAGGGAACTTGTTGTTAGAAAACAACACTTCAATGAGTTGACCGTATGCAGCAAGCACCTTAGTCTTAGTCACTTTGATGAATACACGAGACTTTTCTGTCTCAGTAAACTGTACATCAGGACCATACAACCCACGATAGTTGCGATAGGCACGAAGCCATCGTTGTTCGTCAACTCTTCGAGATTCTTCGGAGCGAGTGAATCGTTCTGAAACAAAATTGGCAATTGTGTCTCCACCAAAAGGATCTGTGCCTGTTTTTGGAGCGTCACCCAGTGACAAACTCTTGTCAGTCAACTGTTGTTGTGTATCTTTAGCCATCATATTCCTATATTTATCAATAACCCATCACAGGGTCAGCTACTTGCATACCTGTTCTATGGGTTGCAGCATTGTAATCCCACAAACTACTACGTGGTCTAGACATTAGACCGTACCTGAGAGCATCATATACGTGATCATTTGAAACTTTGGTATTGATGTCTTCAGAATTAGTTTTACTCAAAGGAAGCGTGGGAAGATCCGCAATAATTTGAGTACAAGTGTTAAAGAAAACAACACGAGGCTTTTCTGTAAACTCATCAACCTGTAATCGCCTATGAATTTCCATTTTACCAGCAACTCGACTACCAGCACTACGATCAGCAGGACGCCAACGACACCCTTTCATGATCATCTTTTCAGCAATCGATGGACCTTCACCACGGCGATGCCAGCAAGAACTATCTAACACTCCATATCGAATGTTTTCACCTTTTTCCAGTGACATAACCATAGTTGCCAAGTCTTCTGGGATAATTTTACTAACATACAACTCACGATAGATGACAATAGATTCATCAGGAGCTACAGCAAACCACAACACAGCGCTATGACTGCTATATCCATAGTCACAGGCTCTAAACCTAGCCCATCCATGTGGAATTTCATAAGGTTCTACCACATGTATAGCCCTATTAAACTCTGAGAAGGCTGCACCTTCTGCAACATCCCAATTACCTTCAAGCAATTGCTTACGTTGATGCTCTGGGAGAGACAACAACATGGTTTCATAGTCACCAGACTCTGCCAAATATGGATTGTCTTGTAGCTTTGCAGGTATGAACTTGCGTTTAAACAATGGTTCACCCTCTTTAGTATGTCCTTTAGGGTATACCAGAGTTTTACCAGTCTCTACATCCGTTGCATAGAAGCTTTTACCGGGTGGTGCAGGGACAATAAACATCTTTCTAACCCATTGATGACCGGGACCACCGGGGTTAGTTGTAGCTCTCATGAACACTGGCAAGTCTGCAGCAGCTGTACGTAGGCGAGAACGCATGTAGTTGTACGCAAATGGAGTAGGCCATTGTGTAAGTTCGTCCCAAGCAATGTATGAGAAGGACAAACCTTGATAACGCATAACGTCTTCGTCTCTATCGAGATATGACATCCACAATCTAGCACCTGAAGGGGCTTGCCATTGCAACTTACGCTCTGACCACTTAATACCCGGATAAATCTTCGGATACATTTCTTGGCTTTTCCAAATAAGTTCTCGAAGTTCTTCTGTTGTATGTCGAAGAATAAGTCCAGAAAACTGAGGATGACCCATATATCTCAACGGGTCTGCAAGAATGGCATATGACTTACCACCACCAGCACTACCACCGTACAACACCTCACGCTCTGAAGCAGCTAAGAAAGCTGTCTGAGGACCGGGGTTGGGTTTAAAGATGATGTTCTGACTCTCTACAACAGCAGGAGTTTCAAAGTTGTCATCAGTTGATTGTTGGAGCGAAGGTGTCTCTAATTGATCTGTACTTGTCGGAGTCGAAATAACTATCGCCGGTTTCGGAGCCGACTCTTTTTTCGTAGGCTTCCGCTTTTTCAAGGGCTTCTTTGTACCGCTCGGCAAGCTGGCGATATGTTGTAGAACGTCTTTTGTAGGATTGCTCATCTTTGATTCGTTTACTTAGACCAACATGTGTTATAGACCGTCCAGTAACTTTAGAAAGCCAAGCTGCCACATCTCTCAAGCTATATTGCTTAATGTGCTTCTTAGCTTTCTCAAGCGCTTCAAGTTCAATAGCAATAGGAAGAAGCATGTTCTCATCTTCTTCGTCTTGTTTATAACCAAACGGAATAGTACGGCTAAGTTTTGGAATAGGTACGTAGCTATCAGTCTTAGGAGCTTGTGGCAATATCCACGCTCCAATTTCTCTGGTCATATGTTAGTCCTCTGAACGATCCTTCGCTGGCAAAATCATCACACCGTTTGTGCTTTCAACGTGAACCTTCTCAGTCTTAACAAGACCAGCTCTGTCCAACAAATCTTTAGCAGCACTCATTTTCTCTTTGATGCCCAGCTCAGTGGGATCGAGTATACCACTCACCATAGCAATGGCTGCAGTGGGTGCATGCATAGCAATATAAAGCTGTGTAGCTTCAATGATTTCTTCTTTGAGATAGTTAGTAAGCTGTGCTGTTCTATAACCTTCAGAGAATCCCGCCATCACTTTAGCTTTAGAAATGTTTCCACCTGCGCTAGTGAAAAGCACATCAAGGAATTTCTTATGTTGTTCTGATAGTTCTTTAGCCATGTTTATAGTGTTGAGGTTGTATATGTTTCTGTAGCACGAATTGTGACAGTGATGGAGCTTGCAGCACTTGCCAAAGCTCTAATGACATCACCTTGGTCAATTGCCATAGATTCTGTAATTTGAACAATACCACCAGCTTGAATGGTTGTACCACCCAACAGCTTTGTGTATTCATTCAATGTTTTGTTCCACCATTCCATCGTGACAGTTGCAGCAGTTGTGCTGCTATTAGTAATAAGGATGGAATCCACCGTTGCTTTAAAGGAGGGTGGAGCAGTATATATGTCTTGGTTGCTGGTGGTTAGCTGTGTAGCTACTGTTCTATTTTTTGTTGCTATTGCCATGTTATGGGTTCTTAATTAAAACAAGTATGAACATAGAAGATGCGGAGTTGTTATTAGCACTACCAACAGCTCTAGCTTCTACAGTTGTTTTTTCAGGAATAGCAACGGGATATTCAAAAACATAATCAGCTGTGCCGTTGTTTAAAGTTGTAATGGCTGCTGTATGTGCAACATTATCGGGTCCTCTAGTAACAAGTCTTCCACGTACAGAAGTAGTACCAGAAGCTTGACCAGCAGAGAATAACCCCTGAGAAAGATATGCAGTATATCCAGCAGGAATAGTATAGCTACCAGTAAGAAAACTATTAAAGTCTAGTTTAATAACACCTAACACAACAGCAGGAATACCAGCAGTAACTGTGCCAGTGCCAATGTAAATATCACCAGCAGCACTATTACTAGAACCAGCAGTGGCTACATATCCTGAATTGAAATGTAAAAAGCTATTCGTAGTAGTGACAGCAGTAGTACCGTTGAGAGTTACAGTTTCTGTAATTTCATTGTGACTAGCATCAAGACCAACAATAGTAACTGTTCTAGCACCTGTACCAGCATCAGTGTCACTAGCGCTTGTAGAACTAATTTTAACAGTGGAGGCCGATGTCAGGTAACTTAACAAACTAGGCAAAGGCCACACTGTAACTTCTGTTTGGTCAACGTCTGGGTTGTAGCCAAACACTGTTACAGACTTTGCAAACGGCACTATCCCCTGAGCCACTAAAAGCTCATAGGGAACAGCAGGTGATACAGGGTAGCTAGTGATCATTATTTCTTTTTCATCCGTGAAGCTTCAGACAATGCAATGGCAATACCTTGCTTTGGATCTTTAACAACCTTGCCACCTTTGCCAATATGCAACGTACCAGTTTTAAACTCATGCATTACAGAGCCAACCTTCTTAGTTTGCTTAGGAGACAACTTAGGTGAAACCATACCACCATCAGCAAACTTAGTTTTCTTAATGGTAATGTTTAAATCAACTTTAGGTCCGGGCTTGGGTTGTCTATTGCCCATTAGCTCTTTAGAACCAGACTGACCAATGGTGAAACCAAACTCATGGTCTTTAACACCATCCCATGTTGCACCCTTTGCAGGGCTTTTCTTTGCTACATCTTTTTTCACAGCACCACCTTTAGCATATCCTTTGGAATAGCTATTATATTGATCTTCCAATTGGCGCTTATCAGACATGGTAAGGTTTTTATCTTTTGCCAATTTCTGTGCAATCATTGCCCTAGCTTCAGCATCCGAAGCTTTAATTGGAATGTTCAAAGCCATATTAACACTTCTTCTTAGCCATTGGTTTTACAGCACCGCCCTTAGCCATCTTCTCTTCCTTCTTCTCAACCTTCATAGGCTCTTTCTTCTCATGCTTCATCATTGCAGCTTTGGAAGCATACATTTCTTTGCCACCATATTCTGAAATCTTTTTAGAAGCTGCACCACCCACTGCCATTTTCTTAGCAGGAGCTTTAGCAACCATGCCACCTTTGGCAAGCTTCTTAGTGGCGTCATAAGCTTTACGCTCCATCTCATTAGCCTTGTCCAACATGTCATTACGAACATCTTGAGGGATGGTCTTATCATTCGCTGCTGCGCGATACTTCTCAATCTTTTGTGCGTCTGTACTTGTAGCCATTTTATTTCCTTAAATCTATTTAGTTATATCACCATTTGGTTTTATCAGACCAATATGCTGCAGACATTTTACCTTTAGCAATGTTAGCAGCATGTCTAGCTTCAAAGCTTTTCTTCCTAGCTTTCTCAGCTTCTGTTGTTGGATGTGCTCCAGCACCTTTAACACCCTGCTGTCCAAACCTAATCATTTTTACAACATCACCTTCTTTAGCCAACACAACATGACTCTTTGTTGGATGCTTAGGAGTTGCTTTAGGTTTGTTATATCCAACAAACTCTTCTTGTCCACGTTTAATTGCCATAGCGCTTTGTACCTTTTCTATCACGCCAACCTTCAGCCTTCATAGCGGCTTCTATTTGGTCTAACGGAAAATAATATCCCGTATGCTTTTCTAAAGAAGCTCTAACAAAATAAACATCTGAATGTGGAATGTGAACATTGTCTAACACTCCACTGCTCATAGCTATATAGATTTCAGCAACAACAGAATATGGTTTTGAGTTTAACAACCCTTTAGCTTCTAGTTGTTCTCTTGTAGACAACAAACAAACATCTTTTCTTTTCATTTATTCTTTCGATCAACACCTATTGTTTATCAACAAGAAGAACTAGTGGTTGGTAAACAATGGGGCTTTATA